TAATGGTAATGTACCTTGAGTAGCCGCGGCGTATTGTGATTCGTCACTGACTGTTACTGCAACCCCTGGTGATACTAATGTAGCCATAGTATTTCTCCTTGTTTAATTTTGTTACTAATAGTTTAATGTATTTCGCTACATGTATTTAGCCAAAATCACGAAAAAACACTGTTTTAGGGGTTAACTACGTAGACAATACATCGGAAACTTTACTATATAGAGCCTTGATGCTGTCATCGTTATAAAGTATTTTATCAAAGGTATCGTTAGTACTAATCCATCTCCATTCACTTTGATGAATTTCTGGATGATTATCTTTCATAAGGGTAGAATTAGTTTGATTATCGAGTATCGCAGTTCCCCACCATTCTGGCAATTCACCACGTCTGACATTCCAAACTTCACCGTTTAGGGATTTTATAATTTGTATCTCATTAGGAAATCTTACATCAGGAACAATGTAATTATTATCTGGGTTATTAATTATCTCTTGTTTAACAAGACTAACCCATACACCGTCATAGAAACCATTTCTCATACAGTCTGTACCAAACTCTTGTAGTACAAGTCTAGGTGTTATTTCTCTGCCCGTTTCATTAGTCCAAAACTCATCAACAGTTTCACGCCATTCTCTACTCTCTACTGAGTCTCCCTCAAGCATAGAACGTTCCCAACCAAATACAGTTGCAACACCATCTTTGAGTTTGTCTGCAAAACTTAACTTAATAAAATTGTGTTCTTCGACTAGAATGTCGGCGACTGTGCCTTTACCTGAGCCAATTAAACCGGTAATACCTATTATCATTTGATTTCTTTTCATTGTGATATAATTATTATACCACAAAAATTGACTGATTGTCAACCTTTTTCTGAGTTTATATTTCGGGTTTTTAAATCTTTTAGAATAGCATCTTTCATATCGTCAGTATAATCAAGCCAATCGAATATTTCATTCATGTGGCGTTTACAGCCGATACAGAAGTTGTATTTGTTGTATTTACAGATACTTTGACAAGGACTCTTAGTGTTTAGTGGATGAAAAGCCACTATTAACCAATCATGACACCTAACGGTGCAGAGCCATCGATATATAGTTTCAATTCAGTTTCTAATTTATCTATATCTGCCACTGCGTCTGCTTTTAAGGCATCACCATTTAATGAAACTCCACCTTGTGCGCCAGGCAGTGTAGCGAATTTAGAACGTGCCTCACCAATCATCTTCTTACAATAAGCAGTTGAGTAATCCCTCATCCATGATTTTAGATATGGGTCTGTTAGTAATTGGTCTTCTGAACGTTCTAAGTAAACATGAAGAAGAACCATCTCATCTGCTCTCATTTTTCTTAAGAGTTTTAATTTATGAGTGTTTGGATTCCAAATAAATTGAATATCAGTTGCCGCAACTCTGTTTAGAGTTTCACGGTACTGAGAAAATAGTTCGTACGTTGATATACCACCAACATGATTGTTCATAAAGAAATATGAATTTGCATATGCTAACTCAAATGGGTCCATATCAACACCAGAAGATATGCCATGTCCGAATGAACGATGATGTATCTTTTTAACTTCTGTTATTTCTGTAGGAAGTGTGTATTCTTCGACCTCTTTCTTTAGTTCAATAGTATAAAAATCTTCTTGTACTGAGTTCTCTGAACGTTGTCTTATTTTATCTACTGCAATATCTATAGCAAGGTCGTAGTGTTCTGGGTCCAATTCGATATCGACCATACCGTCACCAAGTAACAGTCTAATCTGTTTAATTACATCATTTTTTATCTTATTGCGTTGTTTTGCCATGCTTGACCCTCAAATACGTTTATAGTAAACTACTTATAACAGTATTTATCAAAAAACTTTTATAATCAAACAATGGACATTGCATCTTCCATTCATTTTAACTTCAACACTGTTAATAGCATCAAATTCTTTGATTATTGTACGTTTTGCACCCTTTTTGAAGACTGCTAACTGGTCAAGTGGCTTTCTAAGTGTCTTACATACACTTTTTTCTTCACTGAATCCTTTGATAGTGCTTCCTTTTACACTTAATCCTGAACCTTCTCTGCCTAATCCCATGGGGTCTATGTTTCGTGCGTGATATATTCCTAGTTTTCTTGTCTTAGAATTGTATACAACAACACCGTTTGCCCCTACTATATCAGCAGGATTAATACTAATCGATTTAGTATCAGCATGATGGTCTAGATATTTGAGATTTTTGACTTGCTTCTCTGCACTTATTATCTTCTTCTTGCGTGGTTTTCTTGTTGCTTTTCCTTTTAATACGATATTATCACACGCATCTATTATCGTTTTGTACATCTTAAATTGATTCTTTATAACATCTTTAGTCATATGAGAATAACCTTCTTTTAACTGGTTATGCATATCTTTCTCATGTTCATCCATATCTTTTGGGTTTGGCGGATTAACAAGTTCATTAAAATCAGCAAACATCGGCTGATACATTGATGCTATCAATTTAGCATGATTTGGTTTTGCGCCAACAATCAAAAGCATTCTTTGAGGGTCGAACTTTGTTAACATCTTAGTTGAACCGTCATATTCTTCGATAAAATCTTCAATCTTATCTGACATTTCTAGTGATTTATTAAAAAGAAGTTGTTGTATCGATGGTTTATATTTTGTCACTTTGATTTTCTCTTCCACTGCTTTTTCTTTTTTAATTTTTTTCCCAATTTCTATAATAGATTCTATTTCCTTCTTGACTTCTTCGATTGCAGATGGCATTTTATCACTCATAAGTCCAGGCATACTTTTCATATATGCTGAAACACCCTCATGATTGTCTGGCATTCCTTTAGATAATGCTCTGACATATCCACCAAGTGTACTTTTGGTTCGCCAGTCTTCTGCTGATTTGTATGCTTTGATATCTTCTTTTGAGTATCCGTTAGAGGGCATCCAATCTGCTACCCAAGAAACAAAGTCTTTTGTTTTAAAGTAATAACTGTAATAATATGCAACACGAGAACGTTCTCTATAGTATTTTTCTCCTGTCCACTTATCTGCATCTTTCCAATCTGGCTCTAAACCAATAAATGCTTCGTCAGAATATTTTCCTTTCGTTGATTTCTTTTTTCTTCTTATCATTGTTGTTGTCACTAGTCTCTCATCTTTTTATATATCAATAATATTAAGTATTATATGATAACTTCATATTTTTGTCAAGTTTTTCGCTATTTTCTACTAAACTTTGCTCCCTTGTTCGATTTATCCACTTCTTTAATGTAATCGATTATCTCTACTGAAAGTGCATTTATTAATAACGCACTTCTAAATTCATTACTGTTATTCGGCATCGTACTATGTAATGTTCTCGAATTATACATTAACGCATCACCAGGATTTGAAACAAATTGAAAACCTTGTGTCGTTAATAAATTATTGTATTCTTCTTGGCTCTCTTCTATATCTTTATAATAAAACTTATCTCTATATGAACCAGGCAGAACACAAGTCGCACCATTCTGTAATGTAAATGGGTCTAATGGAATGATACACTGTACTCCAAATACTTCATCATTTGATGTGCGGGCATATTCTTCAAATCTATAAGGTGTATCAACGTGTGCCCTAATCTTTGCACTTCCTGGTCTTGTTGTAATCGTATCAACTATATGAATGTCCCATTTCTTATGCTGAAACATAGCATCTATATATCTACTCAAAACATCTATTATAGGCTGCCACATTTCACGAGGTGGCTCTTTACTCCAGCAGACGTTGTATTCCCTACCTTTTCTATGTTTTGCGTAGTATACCCCATCCACAGCGTTACCACGGTGTATATTATCTGGGTTCATCGCCCACAATTTGAACTGTCTCACCGTAAATGGAGAAATAAGTTCTTTTATTGAGATGTAATCTGAATTGTTCATTATTCCGTACCTTTCAAAAGGTTATTTATAAATTAAAAATTATATTGCTATATTATATGATAAATACACATAGAAGTCAAATTATGGAGAACATTTATTATGGCAAGACTTAGCCTATGGAATTCGAAAAAGGGTAACGATTATAAATTTATCGACAAACAAGTGAAAGCACACTTTGACCATGGCGGGACATCTCTTTTGGTACACAAGTATATTGGTTCACAAGATAAAACTGCCGCGGACTACGACCCGGCATCACCTGCGATACAAGATTTACTCTTTTTAGAGAACAGAGATAGAAAGTATGATAAAGATTTATACGACTTACGAGGCGTATATACTGTATCTGACCAAGATTTCGAATTATCACAATTCGGAATGTTTCTAGGCAATGACCAACAAGTGTTTACTCTCCATTTAAATGAAATGGTCAATCTATTAGGTCGTAAATTAATGACTGGTGATGTAATCGAACTTCCTCACATGCGTGAAGACATGATGTTAGAAGGAAACGATGGCAAAGACCCGGATGCTGTCAATCAATATTGGGTCGTACAAGAAGCAACAAAAAGTGCTGAAGGTTTTGACGCTGGTTGGTGGCCACATATTTGGCGAGTTCGTTGTAAACAATTACAAGATACACAAGAGTACAAAGATATTCTTGGTACTGGCGAAGATGCCGCAGACTTGAAAAATATTCTATCGACTTACAATAAAGAATTACAAATCACTGATGCTGTCGTACAAGAGGCGCAAGATAATGTTCCTGGAAAATATTGGGACTACAGAACAAACAATTTACAATACGCCACCCAAAGCAATCATCCAGATGATGTTGATTACGCAACAGTGGCCTCTGGAACGCAATTTCCAGATTCTCCATCTGATGATTCATATTTCTTAAGAACTGATTATAAACCATCAAGATTATTTCAATATAGAGAGAATAAGTGGTATAGAATTAACGATGATGACGGAGCATGGGAAGTTGGACACGCACTACATCATCAATTTATTAATAACGCAGGCACAGTAAAACTAGATGATGGTACTACTATCACATCAAAGGTTAATCTGTCAAAAGCAGTAAGACCGAAGGTAGACTAATATGGCACAAAATCATTTCTATGACAACCAAATTCGAAGATACATTCTACAGTTTATTAGAATGTTTAGTGGATTCACAGTTAAAACTGGAGCCAAGAAAAATGACGGAACAACTGATTATTATATCAGAGTTCCAGCAAGATACGGAGATGTATCAAGAATGGCGGCAACTATTCTCAAAGGAAACTCTGAGAACGTAGTAAACTCTGCACCATTTATTGCGGCTCACGTACAAAGTTTACAACCAGATAGACAAAGACTACAAGAACCATTTTTCAATGATGCTGTAAGCATTAATGAAAGAAAATTTGATTCTACTACAAATGCTTATACTAACGAACCTGGTAACAAATATAGTGTAAAACGATTAATGCCAGTTCCTTACTTATTGAACATGCAGGTTGATGTTTGGACTTCTAATACAGACCAAAAACTTCAATTGCTTGAGCAAATGCTAGTATTATTCAATCCAGCATTAGAAATACAACACAACGATAATCCTGTAGACTGGACTACTATTACAGTAGTAGAAATGACTGACCTACAATGGACAAGTAGAGGAATACCAGCAGGTGTTGAAGACCAAATTGATATCGCAACAATGATTTTTCAGATTCCTGTATGGATTAATCCACCAGCACAAGTAACAAGACAGAATGTAGTTAGAAATATTATCAACAACATCTATACATATACAGATTTAGATACAATTGATTATGACCCAGATGCATTTGAATTCTTTGCCGACTTAAAGGCACAATCAAGTGTCATTGTAACACCACACAATTATGCTTTACGAGTTTATGAAAATGGTAGTGATGTATGGTGTAGTCCATATGCAAATGGAAACTATGATGATAACATAGCATGGGCAACTGTTCTTAAAGATTATGGCACATTAGACGATGGAGTATCAAGACTTCGATTAAAATATCATGGAGAAGTAGAAGACCTTAATGCCGATGTTATCGGTACATTATCAACTGTTACTGGTGTAGATAATGCATTACAGTTTACAATAGACCCAGCAACTCTACCAACAAACACGGTAACTTCTGTAGATAGAATTATTAATGCCTCTACAGCAAAACCAGGATTTAATGGTATTCCAGTTGAAGCATCAGGACAAAGATATCTAACTTTAGATTCTGCTAAAGCCACTAGTGTTTGGGGAATTGAAATTGATACTGGTGACATTTTAGAATATAACGGAACAGCATGGGTAAAAAGTTTTGATGCCAGTGCTAACGAAACACGTGAATACGTAACAAATACATATTCTTCTCAACAATTTAAATTTGAAAAGGGAGAATGGACGGACACTTATCAAGGAATATATGATGGTGGATA